TGAACCCACCCACAAACACAGAGCCGACGATCTGTTGGATCGGCTCAACCTGATTAAAAACTGGAGGTAATTAACTATGACTATCAATGAACTGCGCGAAAAGCGTAACCAGGCATGGGAGGCCGCAAAGGCCTTCGTTGACACCAAGCGCGACAAGGACGGTCTGCTGTCTGAAGCCGATGCGGCTACCTATGCTCAGATGGAGCAGAAGGTCAAGGACTACGGTGCTGAAATTGATCGCATGGAGCGGCAGGAAGCGATGGATCGCCAGATGAGCGCCGCCACCAGCACTCCCATCACTACCAAGCCCAATGCCACCGCTACCCCCAAGACCGAAACCAAAACCGGCCGCGCTTCTGACACCTACAAGGATTCCTTCTGGAAGCAGATGCGTAACAAGACCAGCATTGAGGTGCGTAATGCACTGAGCGTTGGTGTGGACACCGAAGGCGGCTACCTGGTTCCCGACACCTACGAGAAGCACCTGGTGGAAGCCCTGCATGATGAGATGGTGATCCGCCGTCTGGCTCATGTCTTTACCACCTCTTCCGGTAGCCACAAGATCCCTGTGGTCGGTACCCATGGCACCGCCAACTGGGTGGAGGAATCCGGTGAGATTCCTGAAACCACCGAGACCTTCGGCCAGAAGTACATCGGTGCCCATAAGCTGACTGCTCTGATCAAGGTTTCTGAGGAACTGCTGAATGACTCCGCCTTCGATCTGGAGGATTATTTCCGCCGCGAGTTCTCTCGCCGCTTCTCCAATGCGGAGGAGATCGCCTTTGTTACCGGCGACGGCAATGGCAAGCCCACCGGCCTGTTCAGTGAAGACGAAGGTGCAGATGTTGGCATTACCGCTGCCTCTGGCACTGCCATCACCGGCGACGAAATCGTTCGTCTGTATCACAGTCTGCGCGCCCCTTACCGCAACAAGGCTGTCTGGCTGATGAATGACTCCACTCTGGAAGCCATCCGTCTGCTGAAGGATAACAACGGCCAGTATATCTGGAGAGCTGGTCTGACCGATGGTGCCCCCGACACCATTCTGGGCCGTCCCGTTTACACTTCTACTGCTGTTCCCGGCATCGGTGCTGGTCAGAAGGTTATGGCCTTCGGTGACTTCTCCTACTACTGGATCGGTGACCGCCAGGGTATTTCCTTCCGCCGCCTGAACGAGCTGTACGCTACCACCGGCCAGGTTGGTTTCCTGGCTACTAAGCGCGTGGACGCTAAGCTGATTCTGCCCGAGGCTATCAAGGTTATGCAGATGAAGTCTGCGTAATGAAAGGAGGCGGCGGTGATGAGTAATTTGCTCGAGAAAGTAAAACAGAATCTGATTCTTGACCATGCGGCGGATGATGCATTGCTGGAAAGCTTCATCACAGCCGCTGTTTCATACGCAGAAAGCTATCAGCATATCCCTGCTGGAACCTATCAATCTGAACCCATGCCCCCAACCACAGAACAGGCCGTTATTATGCTGTCGTCCCACTTCTACGAAAGCAGGGACGGCAGCACTGGCGGATTCTTCGGAGATAATGTACAAGCCGGGCAACAGGTATGGAATACTGTCAATCTGCTGCTTCGGTTGGATCGTGAATGGAAGGTGTAACCATGAGTTTTGGGAAAATGAATGGTTTTGCCGATATCATCAGCGTAAAACGAGTTAAGGACAGCGAGGGTTTCTCCACTACTGTGGATGAGATCCTCGCTTCCGTCCGTGTTTACCGGGAAGGTCGCCATGGTAGCCAGCGCTGGGCAAATCTCGCTACCTTCTCCGAGGCCACCGATCTGTTTCGTTTCCGAGTAATTCCTGGCCTGGTGGTATCAACAGATCACATTATCGTCTGCGAAGGTGGCCGCTATAACATCACATCCGTGGAAGATGTGAAGGGTCGTGGAATGTATATCGAAGTACTGGCAAAGAAGGTGGAAGCTACCAATGGCTAAAGTGGATATCAAAATGCCAGAAGAGTTCCTTCAAAAGCTGTCCCGGTTGGGCAGCGACTTCGATTCGGTTGCCGAGAGTGTTCTGGAAGCTGGTGGTGAAGTGGTTCTCTCCCGAGTAAAAGGCAACCTGGCTGGTGTGGTAGGCCAAGGTACCAAATATGACTCCAGATCCACTGGCGAACTGGAGGCTGCGCTTGGCCTGTCTCCAGCGAAGTTGAACCGTGACGGTAACCACGACATCAAAATCGGTTTTGTTGAGCCTCGTAAGGACGGCGGCAGCAATGCCAAGCTGGCCAACATTCTCGAATACGGAAGGCACGGCCAGCCTGCAAAACCTTTTTTGAAACCAGCAAAAACACAGTCTAAATCTGCTGCTATTACTGCGATGCAGCAGAAATTTGAGGAGGAGGTCGAAAAAAGATGAATATCCTGTCCCAACTTTATTCGGTCCTCTCCGAGCTAGACATCCCCATCGAAACCGGCGTGTTTAAGGATGAAGCACCGGAGCGATACATGGTGATCGTTCCGATGGTAGACACCTTTGACCTTCATGCCGATAACGCTCCCGAGATCGATGTGCAGGAAGTCCGGCTGTCTTTATACTGCCAGGGTAACTACACCAAGGATAAAAATGCCTTGGTGAAAGTGCTTCTGGCCCATGATTTCACCATAACCGATCGCAGATATATCGGTTATGAAACTGAAACAGGCTACCACCACTACGCTGTGGATGTGGCCCAATACTACGAAATGGAGGAATAACCTATGGCTACGATTGGCCTTGATAAGCTGTTTTATGCCAAAATCACAGAAGATGATGAAGGCAACGAAACCTATGGCACTCCTACTCAGCTGGCAAAAGCCATGACCGCTGATCTGTCTGTGGAACTGGCCGAAGCTACGCTGTATGCAGATGATGGCGCGGCTGAAATCGTCAAAGAGTTCAAGTCCGGTACGCTGTCTCTTGGCGTGGATGACCTGGGCGGCACGGTTGCATCCGATCTGACCGGCTCCACGATCGACAGCAATGGTGTTGTCATTTCCGCAGCGGAAGACGGCGGCGATCCTGTCGCGGTTGGTTTCCGTGCTAAGAAGTCCAACGGTAAGTACCGCTATTTCTGGCTGTACCGTATCAAGTTCGGTATCCCCGCCACGGCTCTGGCTACAAAGGGCGACAGCATTACCTTCAGCACACCCACCATTGAAGGCACCATCATGCGCCGTAACAAGGTGGACGACAAGGGCAAGCATCCCTGGAAGGCAGAAGTCACCGAAGGAGATGTGCTGGACCCCGAGGTAATCACTAACTGGTACAAGCAAGTGTACGAACCCTACTTTGGTGCCCAGGCACCCACCTAATAAGGAGGACTAACCAATGATTGAAGATCGTGCTTCTGTTATCACCGTTGGCGGTGAGGAATACACCCTGTTGCTGACCACCAAGGCTACCAAGCAGGTCGCTGCTCGTTATGGTGGCCTGGAAAACCTGGGTGACCATCTGCTGAAATCTGAGAATTTCGAGATGGCCATCGGCGAAGTGGTCTGGCTCATCACGCTGCTGGCAAACCAGTCCATCCTGATTCATAACCTCAAGCACAAGGATGCTCCCCGAGAGCTTTTGACTGAGGAGATGGTGGAACTGCTCACTGTTCCTGCGGATCTGGCAACCTACAAGACCGCCATCATGGACGCTCTTCTGAAGGGCACCAAGCGGAATGTCGAGAGTGAGGTCGACACAAAAAACGTGGAAGTCGGGTAAGTGACGAGGAGTTATTTACCCGGCTTCTTTATTACGGCATCAGTCAGCTTCATCTGTCAATGGATGAGGTTTGGCTGATGCCGTTTGGCTTACTCCTGGATCTATGGGAGTGCCATAAGCAATATCACGGTATCTCCAAACCGAAGCGGGAGATGTTCATTGATGAAATAATCCCGGCTGGAATCTAAGGGAAGGCGGGTGATGGAATGGCAGATACTTTTGGCCTAAAAATCGGTCTTGAAGGCGAGAAGGAATTTAAGAAAGCCCTGTCAGAAATCAACCAGTCTTTCAAGGTTCTGGGATCGGAAATGAAGCTGGTGGAGTCCCAGTTTTCCAAAAGCGATGGTTCTGCCGAAGCTCTCGCCGCAAGGCATAAGGTTCTGGCCGAGCAGGTCGATGCGCAGCGGAAAAAGGTCGATATGCTCCGCCAGGCCCTTGCAAACGCATCCGAGTCTTTCGGTGAAAATGACCGCCGTACCCAAGCATGGCAGATCCAGCTTAACAATGCCCAAGCCGCCCTCAACGGCATGGAGCGGGAGTTGGCTGATAACGAGGAAGCCATGGACAAACTCGGCAAAGAGATGGACGATGCCAGTGACTCCGCAGATGATCTGGAAGAAGAACTGGATGACGCTGGCGACGCCGCCGATGACAGCGAAGGCAAGTTTAGCAAGCTGGGCGGCACATTAAAGACAGTTGGCGTTGCAATGGGCGCGGTTGTTGCAGCCGCCGCAGCCGCTGCTGTAAGCCTTGGTAAGGCCGTCGTGGAGGCTTATGGAGAATATGAGCAGTTAGTTGGCGGTGTCGATACCCTGTTCAAAGAGTCCTCCGGGAAACTGCAGGAGTACGCTTCCAACGCCTATAAGACTGCTGGTATGTCCGCAAATGACTATATGTCTACGGTCACCTCTTTCTCTGCTTCGCTGATCCAGTCTCTGGGCGGTGATACTGAGGCCGCAGTCAAATATGCGGATATGGCAATCACCGACATGGCTGATAACGCCAATAAGATGGGCACCGATATTGGCCTCATCCAGAACGCATACCAGGGTTTTGCCAAGCAGAACTACACCATGCTGGATAACCTCAAGTTGGGCTATGGCGGCACCAAAGAGGAAATGGAGCGTCTGCTTGCAGATGCAACCGCCATCTCTGGCATCGAGTACGATATCAGCTCCTATGCCGACGTCGTTGATGCGATCCATGTCATTCAAGAGAGCATGGGTATTGCAGGTGCAACCGCTGCCGAAGCAGAACACACTATTGAAGGCTCCATGAACTCCATGAAAGCCGCCATTGATAACCTAGTGGTAGGCTTTGGCAATGCCGACGCAAACATTGAGCAGCTATGCGGCAATGTGGTAGATGCATTCCAGGATGTGCTTACCAATATCACCCCGGTGATAGAAAACATCATCGCTGCACTCCCGACTGCGCTGAATGCGATCCTCGCCACGCTGGTCGAGCTTCTACCTACGCTACTTGAGACAGTTACCAGCCTATTCTCTCAGGTACTAACCACGCTACTAACCCTAATTCCGCAGCTCATCCCTGCTGTGATACAAGCGGTTATGACCATCGTGGATACTGTGATTGCGAATCTGCCGTTGCTGGTTGATGCGGCGGTACAAATAGTGATGTCTTTGGTTCAGGGTATCGGTACGGCTCTGCCCACGCTGATCCCGGCAGCGATCCAAGCCATCATTACGATTGTTCAAAGTTTGCTGGACAGTTTGCCTTTAATTCTGGACGCCGCCCTTCAGCTAATTACCGGCCTTGCAGATGGCCTTCTGGCGGCGATCCCGGTTCTAATTGAGGCGCTCCCGGAAATCATTATGAGCATCATCAACTTCATCCTGAACGCCATTCCTCAGATCATTGAGACAGGCATTCAGTTGCTGACTTCTTTGGTGGCCGCTCTGCCGCAGATCATTACGGCTATCGTCGCTGCAATCCCGGAAATCATCAACGGTATCCTAAATGCAGTGCTGGGAGCCATTCCCCAGATCATCCAGGCGGGTATTGATCTTTTGATTTCTTTGATTCAGGCTTTGCCTCAGATTATCACCACCATCGTTGCGGCAATCCCGCAGATTATTTCCGGTATCGTTAATGCTGTCATTAACAATATCCCCCAAATCGTCAACGCTGGTGTTCAGCTGCTGACCTCTCTGATTAAGAATCTGCCCACTATCATCATCGAAATTGTAAAAGCTGTTCCTCAGATTATATCTGGTCTGGTAAACGCTCTGGGCAAGGGCGTATCGGAAATGGCCAATGTTGGTGCAAACCTCGTTCGTGGCCTATGGCAAGGCATCCAATCCCTGGCCTCCTGGCTCTGGAACAAGGTGTCTGGCTGGATCTCCTCCATCTGGGACGGAATCTGCGATTTCTTCGGAATCCACAGTCCTTCTGACGAAATGGCCTGGATCGGCGAGATGCTGGTGAAAGGCCTCTCCGGTTCTATCGATGCCAACGGCGGCGAAGCTGTAAAGGCGGCGGAGGCTATGAGCAGCGACATCAACGATGTCATGCACGGTCTTGCGAAGGACATGGAAACCGCATTGCCTACTGACTTCAATGTGAACGGCAATGTCCACGGAACCGTCAGTGGCGGCATTGGCAACGCAGCGAAATCCAGCGGACTCCAGTTGGTTCTGAATATCGCCAATTTCAATAACTACAGCAGCGAGGACATCCACCAGCTGACTAACGAGATCATGGTCACGGCTGGACAGTTCGCCAAGCGGAAAGGAGTGGTTTTTGCATGAATTATTTCGAGTATAAGGGTATCCGTTCTTCGGATATGGGTCTACGCATCGAGAGCAAGAATGTGTTCTCTGGCCCGGAATATGAGGTGGACTTTCTGTCCATCCCCGGCCGTGACGGCGATCTGATTTCCGGTAGCGGTCGCTTTCCTAATGTTCAGGTGACCTATTCTGTGTTTGTTCCTGCAAAGACCATCTCCGAGCTGGCCCAGAAGATCACAGCCATCAAAGCATGGCTGTATTCTGGCCTGGACAGCTACCACAATTTGGAGGATACCTACGACCCGGCGTTCTTTCGTCATGCTGTATATGCAGGAAAATTGGACATTGAAGACGAGCTGAACCGGATCGGCATCTTCACCATCAGCTTCTCCTGCAAGCCTTTCCGATATACAGAGTCTGGGACCGAGAGTATCATTCTATCTACCTCCGGGGATACAGTGGATAATCCATATCCATTCAACAGCAAACCCTACATTCGCATCGAAGGTACAGGTGCTGGCACGCTAACCATTCAGTCTGAAGGTCACAATGCGATCTGGTCGTTTGAGTCCATCGACGGCTATGTTGAAATTGACTCCGAGCAGATGAATTTCTACAAGGGTACCGAACTGAAGAATGATACAGTCACCGGTTCTGGCTTCCCAATCTTGTACCCAGGCGAAAATACCATCTCTTTCTCTGGCGGTATTACCGCCGTCACAGTGATTCCAAGGTGGTGCTGCCTGTGATTCCGGTTCTGTACAAAGCTAATTCGATAAAATTCGACACATTTGGCATTGGTGTTCTAAAGGATTGCACTTCCTGTGAAGTTACCGAGGAACGTAACGGTACCTTTGAGTGCCAGTTCAAGTATCCCATCCACGGATCGCTATATAAAGAAATTGCAACGGAACGCCTGGTTAAAGCAAAGCCGAACGATACGGCAGCTGACCAGGTGTTCCGTATTTATCGCATTTCTACACCCATCAATGGAGAAATTACGGTCTATGCCCAGCATCTAAGCTATGACCTCTCTAATATTGCGGCCTTACAGTGGGCCAGCAATTCTATCTCTCCCAGCCTTGCTATGGAGCGCGTATTTCAAAATACTGCAACGCCCCACAGCTTTACTTGCCAGACCGACTATTCGGCTGCCAAACCTTTCTCGGTTGCCAAGCCCCAGAGCGTCCGTGCTTGCCTTGGCGGTGTAGCTGGTTCGTTTCTCGATCTGTGGGGCGGTGAGTTTGAGTGGGATAATTTCAAAGTCATCCATCATCAAGGCCGTGGGCGGAAGACTGGAGTAGTCATTGAATATGGGAAAAACCTCACGGATCTGGAACACGAAAATGAGAACACCGATGTTTATACGGATCTTCTGCCGTATGCAGTCATTACCGCCGAAGATGGATCTGAGACAGTGATCACCTTGACAGAGGTGCTGATTCCAATTGCGGAAACAACGCTGGTGCAGAGAAAGACTCTCATCCGGGATTTCACCGAGTATTTCGATGAACAGAATCCTGTTTCTGAATCTGGTCTCCGAGCCTTTGCCTATAAGTATCTGAGCAACAATCCGCTGGGCGTTTCTACTCCAACTGTTACAGTTGCCTTCGAGCCGCTATGGAAGCAGCCAGAATATGCCGCTGTTCTGGAGCGTGTATCCCTTTGCGATACTGTCACGATCCGCCACAGTGTGCTGGGCATTAGTGCCAAGGCTAAAGTGGTCACGACAGTATACGACACCCTGGCCGAGAAATATATCTCCATTACTCTCGGATCGGCAAAGGCGAACCTACT